GAGCACAAGGACCTGCTGGGCCTACCGGAGCCGACGGATCAAGCGGAGCACAAGGACCTGCTGGGCCTACCGGAGCCGACGGATCAAGCGGAGCACAAGGACCTGCTGGGCCTACCGGATCACAGGGTAATCAAGGATTCCAAGGACCTACCGGATCACAGGGTAATCAAGGATTCCAAGGACCTACCGGATCACAGGGTAATCAAGGATTCCAAGGACCTACCGGATCACAGGGTAATCAAGGGTTCCAAGGAGCTCAAGGAGCCCCGGGAGCTGCTAGTATTATAATCGCTAGTAGTTTTGGCGGGTTGTAGTTATAATTGTCTATATTAAAAAGGAGCACGCATGCCAGTTACATCAACACCTATTTTTCCTCAATCACCATACTTTGTTGCAAAGACACTTGCAGCACAAACAGCTTGTACTACCAGAGCTCCTACTGCAACAGCATCACTAGCAGCAGCAAATATTGTAGAGGTTGTACCAGCTTCAACTAATGGGCTAAGGATTGATAGTATTCAAGTCAACTCTTGCTCTACTTCTTTTACTTCAGCCACTGCTGGTAATATCGTAGGCATATGGGTATGGGATGGAACTACAGCTTATTTGTTTACTGAAATACTTGTGACCGCTGTCACTCCTTCCACTACTGTTGCTGGGTTTACTACTACTTTGACTTTTGCCAACCCTCTTGTTTTGCCATCTACATTTAAACTTTTTGCCTCTGTTAGCGTTACTACTACCGCCAGTACTACTGCGTTGCAAGTTTGCGTGATGGGGGGAGCATATTAATGCCAGGAGCGTTTAATTACAACACGGCTACAACAAAGAAAGGAGGAGCCTTTCAGGGTCCGCTGTCTGGGCTTGTCTACAGTGCGTCTACTAAGGCTCCTATAAACCCTACCCCTGGTGACATGTGGTTTAACACTGATAGTGCAGCTTTACTAATTTACATAAATGATGGAACTTCCTCACAATGGGTTGAAATAGGTAACAATGGTGTTGCTAATCCAGTAGGAACTATTATTCCATTTGCTGGTGCTTCTTCACCCTCTGGCTTTTTGCTGTGTGATGGTACTAGCATTTCTAGCTCTAATTATCTTGCTCTTCATTCTGTAATTAGTAATACTTATGGCGGTAGTGCATACACAGGGGCAGCAGGGTTAAGCTTTAATCTTCCTGATTATAGGGGTAGGGTTTTGATCGGGGCTGGAACTGGGACTGGGCTTACTGCAAGAACTCTTGGGGGTACAGTTGGAACAGAGACACACACATTGGCAAGCGGTAACATACCGCAGTTGACAACTGGAACTATGAGTACTAATGCTAGTCATACTCATTCTGGATTTGCTCATCCTTTATTGAAATATGTAGGGTCTGGAGGTAATAGAGTAGATCTAGCAGGTGGTTCAGCTTGGATTGGAACAGATTCAAGCCCTACTACAGTTAATTCCCAGAGCACTGATCATACCCACACAGTTGGAACTGCCTCTCCAGCGGCGGTCAGTAATTTGCAACCAAGTATCGGCATTAACTATTTAATTAAAACTTAGAGATAAATATGCCAATAGATTTTCCTTCATCACCGACCACCAACCAGACTTACACTTATAATAATAAGGTTTGGGTTTATAGTGGTACGGCATGGGTGGGCGGTACAGTTATTTCTGCATTACCTGCTGGCTCGATGCAAATGTATGCCGGTACAGCTACTCAAACAGTAAGCTTAGGAGTTGTCACAACCACAGCACCTAGCGGTTGGTTACTAGCTAATGGTAATGCAATATCAAGAACTACCTATAGTTCATTATTTTCTGCTATTGGAACGACTTACGGCACTGGAGATGGATCTACCACATTTAACCTACCTGACCTTAGAGGTAGATTGCCTATGGGGTCAGGAACTGGCGTGGGTTTAAATGCTTCTGGCACAGGCGTGACCTCTGGAACGGCCATGACTGCAAGGGCATTGGGTGCGTGGTTTGGCGAAGAAACTCATCTATTAACTACCGCAGAGTTAGCCAGCCACACTCATGCAAATACAGTTAGTGGTGGAAACACCTCTAGTGCTGGTAGTCACTTCCACAGTTTTGGTAAGCCCGCTATAAGTTTTAATTCACCATCTGGAAATTTTAGTGTGAGCACCCCCGGAGGTAGCTTGCATAGGTTTTCTGATAGTGATGGTGTAAATGATACAGACACCGTATCAGACCATCTACACACCTTTACGCCATCAATTTCTAACGTCGCTGCCGGTAGCGATAGTAGACACGCAACTATACCACCAGTTTTAGTAATGAATTTCATCATCAAAACCTAGGAGACTAAAATGTTAAATCAAGTTAATGTAAGTATTATTGTTCGTGATAATGATTATTCTGTAGCCCTAAATGCAGTAGATGACAGCAACATTTCAAAAACAATAAGGATGCCTATTAGCATAGGGTCTGAAGATGGAGCATTAATCAGCAGCTTAATCAATAGGGCGTGGGATTACATTCCAGATGCTGCACCCGATGAGCTATCACAAGCTAAAGCCAGAAAGCTACAAGAACTAAACAGTGAATGGGCAACCGTAGAAAAAACCGGATGGGACTCTGGTCAAGGCTACCACCTAGGTATTACCCCTTCTGATGTTGCCCTTATTGTAGGAGTGTTCTCTTTGGCTAGAGAGGCCTCAGCAATGGGCTTACCTTTGCCAGGACTAATCAGCATGGAAAACAATACGATTGAATTTGAAACCATACAAGATATGACTGTACTGCTTATGTACTATGGTAAGGCTAGATCTGATATGGCTAATGCTTTTGCTGCTAGGCGCAAAGCAGTAGAAAATGCTACTATGATTGAAGAAGTAGCGGCAGTTTAACACTTATCACAGTAAGTCATGTTGAAAATTATCTATGATTTTAATATAGTTATTTATTACTTTTTAAAAGGAAATGGATATGCCAGATGAATATATAGTTAACGAAGAAGGAGAAGTTTTCTTCTCTGCAAAAGACGATCCAGTATCTCCCTGCGGCCCTGATTTTACTTGGGAAGAATGCGGTTTTGACTTAGCAGAAACTCTTCTACCTTCTCCTCAAGGGCAGTGCCCTGAACCAGGATGCCCTGGATACGATGTTGACGGCAATCAGCTTGATGACGTTTTTGGAGGTAACGACGCCCTTGATGGAAAAACTGGAACTTTGGGTAGTAGCTCTTTAGTTCCTTGGGGACCTGGGCGTTTTCCTGGAAGAGGTATTACAGGAGTCGTACACAACCCTACCGATCCAGGTCCAATAGTTGTAAATTTCACTGGAGGCAAAATTCCATGCGGTGCCCCCTTAGGAACAAATTTAGGACAGTTTTTTATAAGCGGAGGAGGAAATAAAGGTCCAGCTAAGTTCCATGCGGATTTTGTGTCGGGAGGAGAGTCGTTTAGCGGATGGCTGGACCTCGGAGCCTCTTACAGCGGACCGGGGTATAAAAACAGTATATTCACGGCATTACCGTCAAGCGGTAAAGACCCAGATGAATTGTACCAAGCAGGTAAATCTATAGATTTAAGTATTCTAATAACCATCTTAGATGACGAAGGTAAACCGACAACTAACACTACAACATACAATCAAACCTTTACAGTTACTGATACTGGGAAGTGTAAAGCTGGGAGCAGTGCAGGAAAAAATTCCAGCGTAGTGGGTAGCAGCGCAACAAGCGAGGAGCCAGATTGCGGTTACGAAGTGTGGGCATGGCAGGAAATAGGTGCAAAAGGTTTTACGCCTACCTTATCTTTTACTCCTTCCTTGTCTAATGAAACTGTAAAGAATAGTAGTCTTGGAATTAGTGATCCGTATTTTAGTATTAAAGAAATAATAAACGGAGAAGTAAATATAAATACTGCTACATGAGTAGCGGTTGTAGGACCAGCAGGGCAAATAATAGCAGTAACAGTTATAAATAGAGGAGGCGGTTACGCAACTGCCCCAACAATATCATTTAGTACGGGAGGAGGAGGCGCTAAATTTACTGCAGTGTTAACAGACGAGCCAGTTGAAAATAAAGGAAAGATAAACGAAAGCTACGGCATTAAAGCTGTTTTTATAGACGACCCTGGAAAAGGTCTAATTGGTACAGAAGTTTTAAAAATAGCACCTGAAGTATCTACAACTTTAGTATCGGTAAATGGCATTGCTCAGTATGTAACAGTCAACAGTCCAGGAAGAGGGTTTAAACAGGGAAGACCCCCGATAGTACAAATACTAGAATCTCTAGACCCAGCCGCTGTACCAATGGTAGGCGAAGGCGCTACAGCCACGTGCGAAATAACCGATAGTAGCAAATCAATAAGTAAAGTTATAATTACAGATGGTGGAAAAAACTATTCTATA